CAAAGAAACTCAAAATTCCGAAATAGAAAAAACAGCAGGCGAAACTAATTCTCAAGGCGGAAATTCGCAACAGTTAGATTCAATGTACCAAAAACAGTCGTTCTTCGACTATAGATCAGTGCTAAACAGTGAAACAGCTAAAGTAACAAAACAGTGGTATTTACATCCATACACGGGAGTGGGACCTCATTCCGTATCTTTTTCTCAGTCCCTGACTAATCGCGACATCATCAACATGTACACTCAGAGCGGTAATTATTTTTACCATTCAAACTGTTATTCGGCATCATATTGGACAGCATCCTCTGGGTACCACCAATGGACGGTAGACCCCAAATCAGACGACAGGATTGTGTTCGCTGAGGGAGAAGAACCCATGGCTGGGGGAAGTATAAAATCTGCCCACAGTAACGAGAGTTTAGCGTCGTGTTCCACTGCTACTGGAGAGGCGAATCGATCTAGTGTCGATGGGCAAAGTGAATTGCTCAAGGTTTCACCATCAGTGCAGATATACTACCGGGACACCGAGTCTATCCCAGAGGTTGTTTGGGATTCGCTGTCTTCAGGTATGCGTTCAGTGCTCCAAACTAATAGCAAGTATCGGTTGACAATGGGGCGCAGGTTAGTCCAACCCAAGGAGTGGCGATTTATGGATGTGTATCAACCCGGCAAATGGGGCCGTAATAGTGCCGCAAAATTGGGGACCATAGTGAACACAGATCTGGATCCGGACTTGAACAAAGTAGATGTGTTCCAGGCAAAGAACGTGAAAACACAGAAGGAAGACTTCATCGAGGCTTCGGGTTGGGTACCTCTCCCTGACAAGACTGCATACTACTGGTCAACCTTGACCAAGTCAGGGGATCTACCCGAGTCGTTTGGAATTAAGACGACCAGTGTTTCTAAATTCTCATCATATCAAGGACACTTAGATTGTGCTGACACGGTGCCTGTCAGATCGGTAACTCGGAGTTATAGCATGTTGCCGTCTGATATAGATGTGGATCGCCCGTTACCGACAACCAACGTGTATTCTCAGTTTATGACAAAAATAACTAAGGATATGCCGGATGATGCCTTCAGATCCATGATTAGTCGGCCCGCTATCACAGACGCGGACGTGCGCATATGGTTGGCACACACTCTTAGTAAAAGTAAATATGCCTCATACATGGACGTCGTTCCACAGCTCACCGCAATGTTGATATTGTACTCACTAACCAAAGACCGCCATTACATCGACCCAATAGTGTTCAGAACCATCAGGAGTAAGAGCGTGAAAGCATACGACCGTGGTGTCATTGTGTCTCGACGTGAGTTAAGTGAGTATCCATCCCTATATGTGGCGACTTCCCACTTGACATACTTTGTGAAGTACATGGCACGAGTGGTACCGACAGCGGCGGAATACGATCCGAATTTGTTGGATATGGAATGGGTCGCGATACCAGTGACAGCGGAGCTGCTAGCCAATCCAACTAAGTTAGGTGCATACGTCATATCTCACATGAGCTCAGAATATTGGAACGGAACCATAACTTGGTTCCGTAAGAGTGCTTACCAGGCAACAGACAAGCAGGTTCCTGATAACACTTACATCAAGGATCGGGTGGTGATAGGGAACGAATACTTTATGCCCGCATCTAACAGCGTATACATCGCGGGTGTGAGGAAAGTATGGCTGGTGGTGATGCCTAGCGTGGCTGACGCTTCTCCTTCTCTTGCTATGTTTGGGACTAACATTCCCCGCTCTCCCAACGCCAACGGGAAATTAACTTTCAAGGATATGAAGGAACCATGGCAACAGTATTGGGAGGGATCAGATACAACTTCAATTCCAGCAAAGATTACAGATTTCTTTTGGGCACTGGGGATTATGATGCATTCAACAACAACGCCTGACTCAACACGAAGGGCACTAGGACTAGCGACTGAACTGAGTAACGTTTCCTATCCGGGGGTGAGGGTAACAACTGGAAGAGCAACGGTTCCACTGTTGATGGGTGGGGCATGGACATACGGCGGTACAAAGGTGTTCAAAAACAAATATGAGTCGAAGGACTGGGCCGACGGAGAGTTGCCTACTAAGAATAGAAGCGTAGAAAGAAGGCAAAGGATGGCTGGGTTTAGTTACTCGTCTGTCTCACCAAGTATACAACACGCTGCTAGTTATTGCGAACTAGGTCAGAACCTATTTCTATCGCGGTACTACCGAAATGATGGGAAAGAGGATGGTGAAACATGGACAGTAGATAAAATCAGTCAAAGGTGGGCAACAGTTATCCCAACATCAGACACTCCTCAGTACGTCGCGAATCAGGCAACATCCATATGTCGACTGGCTGTAGCAGCTGGATTCCTGGAAACAGGAGGCGGTGTGGAATACAGTTTTACGAACTCGTATGCAGTCCAGCAATTCCTGACACACAACGGTTCTGCCATGTTTGGGAATGTAGCGGCCATGATGATAGCTAACGACATACAGCCATGGTTCTGGCTGGGCTACGGGTATAACGATTATCCACAATACTTCGACGCATACTCAAAATTATTTAAAGGACTTTTTCACTCGACCATATATCCCAAAAACATACAAAACCTAGACTTGGTAAATCCCGAATACGATTGGGCTAGCGCCCTCGCATACTACAGTACTAACCCCTTTGACTCTGAGGTTTGGATGCAGAGCATTCCGGTTCCGATATGTAATTACTTACAGTGGACCATGAAACTGGGCATCGCACGTAGCCCCAACACCGACTCCGTCATGCCTATTCGGCTGATGGGCGAGGAGTTGTACGGGTTAAGGATAACAAAAAAGAACAATGACCTAAAATCGCGGCTCTTTTTGATGGTAAATGATAGCAAGACATCTTGGCCTAAAGTTCGTGTGTTTGACGCGTTTGAAGACAAGCCATATGATGAAAGTATGTGGATGGATGATTACTACTTCTTGTCTACGGCTTTGGTGGACCCAGGTATACCAACGACCCTAGGGTGGGATAAATCAGCAAGCCTGTCGAGCTCTACCTATGCTCGAGCTGTGGCACCAGGAGTCTTGGGATATGAAGTAGAAACAGTGATGGTCATAACATCCGGATTAGGTTTAAGTCGGAACGAATTGCAAGCTGAACCTCATGTAACACCTGTCTGTCTTCCCGATCCACCCACAGCAAAGTCTTTTTTAGCGGAGAAAATTATGGTGCCACCCTCTCAACCAACAGTAAACCCGGATCCTCCTCCCACCCGGGAGGAGGTCATGGCTATAACGGATTCCGTCACGCCCGTGACAACCACCATAACCCAAGCCTAAGTCATAGGACTGAGTACTTGGTTAATGGGCAGTTTCCTAAGTGTGGACCGGTCTATCGTATCACTTTCGACGGCGTATTTCCTGAAATAAAGGATTTACGACCTAACGTCGATGTGAGTGGACTGGCTCGGACAGTGGAGAATGACCATCGACTAGGACTCGGTTCGTTTTCTTCAGCCTTACATTTTTATTATAAATCCATATGTCAAATGGGGCAGACCAACATCGCTCGGTGTCTGCAAGGGATCATTCACAAAATATCCAAAAAAATAAAAAATTTAAACATAGGTCCATCTTACGTGGATGATTTTGTCCGAAAGAACTTAAAACACATACACAATTATTTTTTCCCGAAGGTGTCAGAAAACATTGGCAATATGATGTTGTGTCATTTGCATACCCTCGGCGGCCCGTCACCCTACACCACAAAGCAGATACACCAGGATATGGACTCATGGGTGAAAGGGGAAATCGACACTTTCCCTCGCGACTGGATTCTATCCAAGCTGGACTCGGTCTTCGCATCAACAAAGAAATTACACCAATCGTTGAGTTTGACTTTCGAAGAGTATTCTAAAGATGTGATGCGATGGGCTACTAGTGGAGGTGCGCCAGCAGTGGAGTTCAGGGGATCCAAGATGAGATCCAAATGGGCTTGGGGATTCTCCAAACTGGGTGACATCACGTCTGACCATTATGGTGAGGAACTGTACAAAGCAGCGTGTAACACTGAAGGTGTATATACAGTGGCCTTGAAGCGTGAACCAGCTAAAACGAGAGAGATAATCAGCAGTCCTATGGGATCACACATTCGACAGTCGTACCTATTATACCGTATGACAAACTGGGACATACCTAGTCCTGCATATCAGAAGATGGCATATCAGACATACCTAGACAAACAGTACGGTTCATATTGTTCGATAGATGGAGATCGGTTCGATCACAATGTCCCGAAGTGGTTTGTGGTGGAATTCATACGCCGATTGGGATTCGACGCCGAAACCCAGAAGGTTGTAGAGATGGAGTTAGAACACCTCCACAAAGCCGTGTTGCACTTCGGTCCAGCCAAGTGGCGATGGGAACACGGGTTGCTTAGCGGATGGCGCCTCACGTCACTGTTGGGGTCGACCATCTCTCACCTGGCGGCAATGTGGATCAAAGAAAGAACACGGTACTTCTGCCAACACCTAGTGTTGGGTGATGATATCATACTGTTTAGTGACATCGACGATCTAGATGTCAACCGGTGTGTCGCGGAATATCGGTCATTCGGTATTCCTGCCAATGCGGACAAAAGTATATCTGGGCGAGTTGGTGAATTCCTAAGGAAAGTTGCGACGCCCACAGGTATTATTGGGTACCCTGCCTTAGCGTTAAAGTCCATTTATTATGCTAGTCCTTGGTTGGATCAGTATCAAAGATCGGTACAGTCGGAGATATCCCATAGCTGGTGGACCTATGTGTCTAGAATCCTTCCATTCCGTACTGATAACAGTGTCATCCTCAGTACCATAGAACGAATGGGACGAGACATCTGGTTCAGAGAAGATGAGTTCTACAAATGGGTTCAGACCCCGATGTGTCTAGGGGGCGGTGGAGTAATGGAGACTAGTGCCCAACAGTATTGGCTTGCTTATCTGACAAATGTATCAAAAAATATTGACCGTGAAGCTTATTTTTATTCAATATTTGGCATCGGAGATAAACACTTGCACCGAAAGTACAGTTTTAAAAAAATGGTCCCTTCTAACTCACACTACAGATTTGACAGTTCAAACATCCCAATCAGACCCTCTATTCCCGATTCAGTTAACAAAACAAAAACTATTATGCGGTGGTACCTTCTACAATTGCCAAATTCCTATCTGCAAAAGCAAGGTATCTCTTTTTCAAAATCCTTGCGAGGCCTAACAAACACTAAACTAATGGAGCTGATGTTAGGCCAATCCGATAAAATGACCTCAGTAGTGAGTTTGCTCCACGTCGGCGAACAAATGAGTGAAAAAATTGGAGGGTTAACCCAAATGATATCATCGATGAGGCCTAGAGGTCCTGTATCAAAGTTGGTTCCAGACATGTATATGTACTTGGAACGGTTTCTCTCCAACAAACGATACTCATTGGTTACGTGGTGATCTGTTATGTGTGCAGGTCACCACCGCCACACACATACACATGCTTGGCAACGTTGCACGGGTGGGATATATCGTCCCTCAGATCCACCTGGCGAGGGAATTATGAGGTGGGGGTTCAAGC